GAGCCACTCCGCTACGGTCTTCGGGTTTATGCCGTCAGAACCAAGCACGATCGTCGCGGCATCGCCATCCCCATCCACGATCACGTTCTGCTTTCGTTCCTGATCGTAGGAGAACACGCCAGACGCACGGTTGAGCGCGTCGGTAATCGCGGTGTCGTACATTTCAAGATCGACGGCAGCGGAACGGATATCGATATCGAGACGCTGAGTCTCGAACATCGACTTCCAGTGATCGGCGGACTTCTTGAGACCTTCGTTGTCGCCGAGGAGCTTCTCCTTCTCCTTCTGGAACGATGTCTTGAGAGCGGCAACCTTCTTCTCGTGCCACTCCTCGTGCTTGCCCTCAGAGATGAGCTTCCCCATCTCGTCCTTCTCGAGGGTCTCCCGAAACGCTACGAGTCGCTGGATACCCTCTTCGCCGCCAAGCCCTGCTACGACGTCGTTGAGCGAGCTGAACTTCTTCTTCAGGTCAACCTCGTTGGCCAGGAGCTGATCGCGCTTTGCACGAAGCCCAGAAGTCTCTATCGCCACAGCAGCGTCGATCTTCGCCTGTAGATCGTCACCTCCTCCACCGCCGTCCTTGGGCGGATCCTTCGGGGGATCCTTGGTGGGATCGACGTTCGGGTCTAAAACCATCGTGAACTCCTTGAGTTCGCGAGCGGTCCAGCCTTGCCGGACCAAAAAGTTCGTTCAGTGGAGCGACCTTGTCGAACCACACGTCAGCTCAGATTCGCTTTCACGAACGCACCGGGATGGCGCGTCCGAAGATCAGAAATCGTGAACTCTCTTCCCTTCGTATCGACGAAGTTCTTCAGTGTCAACCCTCCGCGCCGGAACAAAGCTCCCTTGGTCTTGCCAAGCACTTCGTCCTGGAACCCGGCCTTCTGCCTGCCCAAGAACTGCTGATAGTTCACCTTCGCCGGCAGACGACCCACGTTCTCGTCGGCCCATTGCCGGCGGATGTCCTGGATCGAACGACCCGAATCCCTGCTCTGCCTTCGGAAGTCGGTTTCGCGCTTACGCCTTGTGCGCGTGTCAGTTACGAACGGTCGCTTGCCCACGATCCCCTCGCCGTCGAGCACTGCCGTGACCATCGATCTGCAATTGGGGTGAGCGGGTGGACGGGCCGATGGCGGCTCGAGAAGTGGGGCGCCCGCGAGCTTCTCCGGGATCTGCTTTCCCTCGATCGGGGCGACGTTCCCGTCGCGCGCGCGACAGATCGCGCTGGTCCGTCCGTCCAGGGTCGAGACCCACACCGTCGCTCCGATGATGTCCGAGTTCTCGGCGAAGACCGCTTCGCGCGTCGAGTTCTCGAACGCGTTCACCGTGGTCCGGACCAGGGTGCGCGTCGAGTTGCGCGTCACCTGCGTGATCCCGTCCGCTCCACCCAACGACGTCGTTCCACGCACACGCCGCACGATCTGCTCGGCGCCCTCCCCTTCGAAGAAGCCGGCTCGGATCGCATCCTCGATCCGCTGCACGTCGTCACCCTGCAGCCCCTTGAACCACTGCGAGAACTTGCGACCACCATACGGCGTCTTGAACGTGGCCGCGTTCAGCTTGCGCGCGCTCGGCACGTCGACGGTCAGCTCGGCGATGCCAACCGCTTCGAGGATCGACGCCTTCACATACTTGGCCTCGTCGTCGATCAGATCGAACAGCTCGGCCTCGAGCTTCTTCCGTGCCTTGACCACGAACTCGCCGCGAATCTTGCGCACCTGCTTGATCATGGACGCGAGCCGCTTCAACTTCGAATCGCCCACCACGCGCGCGCCCTTCCCGATCGACTCCATGCGCTCGCGGATCAGCGCGGCGATCGATCGTTCGGATGAGTCGATCGCGCCGATCACACGCTTGGCCAGGCCTCGGCTGAACCGCAGCGTGTCTATCTGGCGCCGGACCAAGGCGTCGAGCAGATCATCATTCGCTGCCATCGCCGTCGCCGTCAGTCATCTCGCCGTCGCGACTCTGCGGGTTGTCGCCATCCTCGTCCTCATCGACGAGCGAGATGCGATCAAGCTCGCTACCGCCCTGCGTCATAAGATCGACCTCTTCCTCGAACGTGAGCTCTGTCACGCCGCCCCGACGAGCCAGGTCGTGCATGGTCTTCTCGGAGATCGGGAAACCCTGCTGACGCGCCTGCGCCCAGCCAACCGCGTCCGACGAGGTCATGCCGGGCTCGCTGAAGTCGAGGTCCGGTCTGAACGTCACCTCGTCGGCGTTCTTGCCCATCATGGCCGCGGCCATGCGTAGCGCCTGCTGCATCCCTGCGCCTGCGTTGATCACGACGTTACGAAGCGTGACCTGATGCGCACGCAACCGATGCTTGAGCGCGTCGCCACTCTCCGGCCTGTTCGTGACCGAAAGAAGACGCCCGCCCTCCTGGTCGAACCGCTCGAGCTGGCGCTTGATCTCGTCCGCCATCATCGGGATGCCGCCATCCCCATCGACGTCGAGATACTGCGCCGTGACCCGGTGATCGATGAACGTCCAGAGCCCAGCACCACCGGTCCGTTTCGGAGCGTCCTTCTTATCGATGCCCGAGACGTACGGCTGGGGGTCGCCCTTCAGGTAAAGCGCACGCCGATAGTCCGCGGTCAGCCGGTACACGCTGTAGGCCCGTCTCGCCAGCGGGAGCATCGGGATCGAGCCGTACTTGTAGCTGATGTCGATCGCGTTGATGGACAGGAACGGGATCCAGTCGATTCTCTTGCCGAAGAACTGGATCGTCACCCACCCATCGGCGTCCGCACCTTCAACGTCGGTGATCGGAACGAGACCGCCCTCGCCCGCCTCCTTGCTGTCCTTCTCGGCCTTCTCCCAGAGCCGAGTCTGGTACACGACCTTCTCCGAGTTCGACGAGAGATCGTTGAGCCGAAGCTCCCGCCACACGTCCTTCTGGACGACCTTGAACTCGTCCTCGACGCCGTCGCGATCACTCGGGTGATGCTCCTGGATCTCACGAAGCACGACGAACGACGCGCCACCGCCCTTGCGAGCCGGGCGCGCGCGCCAGTTCAGGATGTTCTCGGCCGAGTACGGCACGAACCGGACCCGATCGTCGACCGAGATGTCCGCGAGCAGACCGACGCGCCCGCCGGCAAGTATCTCTCGCGTAACGAGTTGCCACAGGTCGTTCAGCGTCAGCCCGTCCGGCGTGGCGTCCTCTGCGAGGTACTCCATGTCCGGCAAGAGCTTCACGGTCGGCGCCTTGGCGTGAAGCACGCCCTGGAAACCGATCAGCGCAGGATCGACGATCTCGGGGAACTCTGCGAAGCCGAGGTAGAAGTCATAATCCGTTTCCTCGACGTGCTTTCCAGTCGAACCCAGCACCTCGTTGCGACCCGTGTTCATGCCGGGCGGCGCCGGCAGGTACTCGACCGTCTTCTCCTTGACCGCGCGCTCACCTTCCAGCGCGTCGCGCACCATCTCCCACTCGCCGACGCGATCCTCATACGCTGAATTCGGGCTGTTGACTGGCATTGTTCTGGAACGGTATCGCGCCAAACACTACTCTTGCAAACAAAAATCGGGCACGATCGCGGGCCGAGACCGATGCGTAACCGAGATGGAAGGGCAACCGAAGGTGAAGAGCGCGTGCCGAACAGCACCAAACCAGACACTGTTGGTGGAGTCGTCCGAGGCTTGGTGGTCCTCATCTCCTTGCTCGCCCCAATCGCTGCGCTCATGTACGCGCACTTCTCGGCGCAGGCATACGTGGCTGAACGGATTGAACAGGCTCGGAGCGAACACCGAACCATTGTCGCGGATCTGCGCGGACAGCTTACGGCTACTCGGAGCGAGCTTCGATTGCTTCGCTCAGACCTTGACCACCACGTTGTCCAGCAGGAGCGCGACATCGCGAACCTCACTGCGCGGACTACCGAGGTTCGTAGCTCTATCGATTCTCACAGCCAATCTGGGATCGGCGGCCTTCCTCACCCTGCTGGTGTGGTTGCGCAGCTGAAAGAGATCGAACGAGACCTCGCGATGCTCGGGCAGAGCACCGACGACAGGTGGCAAGCCAAGGACATGCGAGCGTGGGTGAAGCTGCTCGCGGCTCAGAACGCGTCGCTCAACGTTCCGCCGCTCAACGGCGACGGTCACTGATCACTGCCAGCGGTTCATGACCACGCCGACCCGGGACCGCCGCCAATCCACGGTGCGCATCGCGTTGGCGATCGCCCACTTCATGACAGCGTCGTCGTGACTGCCCGAGTCCGCGCTGAACTTCCCATCTTCTTGCAGCCGGAACACGAGGCATTCGGACAGAAACTGCCGGTCCATGCAGCGGTCGATCGCACCATCTGCCTCGAGCCAATCCCGTAGATCCTCGAGCATGACCGGCCTGGTGATCGAGTTCGTTGACCACCCGGCTCGAGTCACGGGCCGATCATCGATCATCGAGCTGTTCTGCAGCGAGTGATAGTAGAACGACCCACCGCTGTGGTGCGGCTTGTCGTAGCCGAGATCGATGATCTTCGAGATCACGGCGTGGCCGTGGTTCTCGCGCTCCACACCAACCAGTGCGTCGTTGTAGCGACGAGCGATGCGGCACACGTGCTCGGCCAGGACGCGCACTCCGAACAAGCCGTGAACCGCGCAGACCTGCTTGCCATTGTCTCGTCTCATCACACCGAGCCCGTTCGGATCCCTACCCGGCAGCCCCTCGCTGGTGTCGACACCCATGCAGTAGTCGACGTCTTCTTGCGGGTGCTCCCACACCACCTCGTAGCCGCCAGGTAGGTGACGCGATCCTTCCGGCGCTACCGCGCCGAACCCGTTATCGACGAGGGGCGGCGACATGCAGTAGTCGCGGATCTTGAGCAGCACGGACGGGTCGAAGAACGAGGTACCACTGGTGAGCCAGCACGTCTCGTCGTCGTCCGGATACTCCTGATAGTAGAGATCGCTGATCTCGCGCTTCTTCAATCGTCGCCACTTGATGTTCGCGCTCGTCACCGCCTTCGTCTCGACAAGGCGCTGCTCCTCGTCATCAAGCGCCTCCATGATCGCGTGGTGCTCCTCCACGCCGTTGAGCGGAACGCTATTGATCGGGTCCTCGTGCCAGCGCAGAAAGATCGGCGTCCAGTCGTTCTTGCCGGCCTTCGCGCCCATGTACAGGTCGCGGAAGTACTCGGACCCGCGCGGCGTGGTCTCCAGCACTACCTCGCCGCCACTCGCAGCCTCGGTGATACCGGCAAGAATCTCGCGCTGCTTCGTGTACTGGTTCACGCCTCTACAGGACCACGCCACCTCCGACCAGTGAATCCGCGACAGCGTCTCGCCACGCGCCACGGATCGGGCGCCGGCCGTGCCGATGTAGAAGATCGAGTTGAGACCAGGGAACTCCAGCTTGTACTGGTTTCCGGTCCCCTTGATGGGCGGCGCTTTCGGATCACGCTCGTGCATGAGTCTGGCGATCCGAAAGATCTTCGCCGTGGTGTCGATGTCTTGAGCCAGCGTCAGCACGTTGACGTTTCGACGTCGACTCGCCATGTAGTAGGACAGCCCCTGCTCGACCGTGGTATAGCCGCCACGCCGATATTTCAAGAGCAGGAACCGCGGCCGGCGTCCACGCATGAGCGCGAGCCGCTTCGTGGCGAGGTACCGCTTCTGGATCGGTCGGAGCAGAAACGGGATGACCCGATTGTCCAGCGTTCGGATCTGGAGGAAGTCGCGCGCGATCTTCCCGAACGGCAGCCGATCACCGTGCGGGAGCCGAGCACCGAGCATGGACCGGAACATGTCGAGTGCGCCGGCACCGACGTAGTCGATCCCGTTCACGTCAGAACCTCCGAGGCGGGCTGCACAATAGGAGAGCGAAAAACGACCCGAACCAAACCGGTCTCACATCGTCGGGAAATCACGAATCGTGGACGACAATCGCGAGATTTTCACCACTATCTCGCTCATGTCCCGCTGTACTCCAACGCGGCTTCTTTACGCTGTAGCGTCCCGATCGCTTCCTCGAGCGCCGCATACACCTTCGGCATGGCTTCGTCGGGCACGGCTCGAGCCACGACCTCGAGGACGAGGCCCATCTGCGACTGGAGGTGTGAGATGTCGACCTGGTGCTTCGACGCCGCGGCGTAGCCCAGGATCTTCGACCGCTTCTCGATAGCGTTCATGATCTGCCGGCCAGCGTCGTAGTCGAGCGGCGCGGTCATGTCCGATGGGAACGCTTTCAACCACGACCTGCGAATGATCGCTTCGAGCCGCATCGAGTCGATCTGCCGCATCTCCTCGGCGGTCTCATTGATCTCGTCACGCTTCCGCTTCAGCTCGCGACTAATCATGTGGCTCACCGCACTATCGGTCACGCCCAGCTCTTTCGCGATCTGATAGTTGTCCGCACCAGCCATGCGCATCGTTATGGCCTTGTGCAAACGAAGCTCTCGATCCATCGCTATCAACTTAGGCGACATCCCCTTGATGTGCTGGTTTCGCTGACGTTCGTCGGCGCTGAAATCTTCCGGTCCCATCTTGAAGTCCTACTATTTTGACTCTGCTCGTTCTGCTCTGACCTCGGCGAAGGTCTGCCCTGTCCCTTCGAGTGTAGCGTCTTTTTCGGTCATGGTCTGCCACCGTTCGACAATGACGTCCGCGTAGAGCGTATCGATCTCCATGAGCCGTGCGTTCCGACCCGTTAGCTCTGCTCCGATCAGAGTAGATCCGCTACCACCGAACAGGTCGAGCACGGTATCGCCATGCTTCGACGAGTACTCGATCGCCCTCTTCGCCAGCTCGACTGGTTTTTCCCTCAAATGGATCATGGATTGCGGATTGACCTTCTTCACGCTCCACGTGTCGGTGACATTGGCGGCGCCGTAGAACTTGTGGCCGGCCCCTTCCTTCCAGCCGTAGAAGCAGTTATGCGTCACGATCCCGTCGGCGACGTAGTGTCCGTGCTTCGCCACGTCCATCGAGTACACGTCGCCCTCGAACGGTTGCCGGTCGATCGCGTCGACCAGCTCCCAGCTCGCCCGCACGCTGCGGTTCGGTCCGAGTCGCGGGACGAGCATCACGCCGGGTAGCAAGTTGCAGGCACGTACGAGGGTTGAGACGCGTCGGCTCACCTTGACGCGGGATCTGCGGTCAGTGATCAGCGGGTAGTCCAGTAAGCGGCCGTGATCCGCCAGCGCCCGGAACGCGCCCTCGCGCATCCGGTCGAGGTCGAGGCGCTCGTAGAGCATGCTGATGTCGGAGATCGTTCGTAGAGAGGACGTCGACTCGGACCAGGTCACGAGCGGAATCCCGTACTCGGCGAGGATGATCTGCTCTTCGAGAGCCGCTTCGAGACTCGACTCGTGGATGGAGAGGATCCACGCCGCCTCGCCCCTCTCGGTGTAGAGCCGCTGCTTCACGCCGAAACCGCAGGTGGTGATGAGCTTGGACTTGCCGGCACGCCACCATTCGCCCTTCTTCATCAGGTACACGCACCACATGTCGGCCGCGCGCTCGGCGAGCCGCACGGTCCACAGGTGACCGGGTGTGCACCACGTCTCCTGCTTTCCGACGGCGACCCCGAGCAGGGGCCCGCGGTACGGGCGAGACGTTCGCGTCACTGGAGCGCCGCGCCCCACGCCGATCATCGCGTTCTGGTGGTGGCTGAACGAGACGACGCGGTCCCCGTCGCGCAGGCTCTCGATCGGGACCTCGCCGTGAGGCGTCAGGACCTGAACCCCGGCGGGCTGGCACCACTCGTGATTGCCCATGAAGTCTTTGCGGGTCAGAACCGGGTGCTCCTTGATCCAGATAATGGCCTGGGCGAAGTAGAGCTTGTGCTTGATCAGGACGGGTGGGTAGTTGGCGCAGTTCGCGTAGCCGCCCCATATGTAGAACGAGCCGCCCTTCTTGAGCACGCGGCTGATGTTTCCGAACCAGGACTCGAGCAGTGCGTCAAATGCTGCGTCGGTGACGAAGTCGTTCTCGAGCGGTCGGTCCTTGGGCCGGAGCTTGGCATGTGTCGCCTTCGCCTTCTCCGGGTGTCGTGCCAGGTCAAGTTGCTGGTGGTGGTCGTCGCCTTTCTTGCGCGTATCGCTCTTGCGATCCTGCATGGGGAAGGAGCTGAGGCCGGCCGCGATCGCATTGTTGGAGCGTGGCTCGACCTTGATGTTGTAGGGCGGATCCGTATTGACCAGGTCGACGCCCGCATAGGCGAGGAGTGTGTCCAAGTCCTCGGTCGAGGACGAGTCACCGCACATGAGGCGGTGATTGCCGAGCACCCACACGTCGCCTCGTGCCGAGACCGCGTCGTCCGGATTGCCAGGCACGTCACCGCCCGGATCGTCACCGATATCGGTCTCTTCCGGGATCACGATCTCGTCGCGCCACGCCGCGAGCATGGTGTTGAGCCTGGCATCGTCGAGCACGGT